ACCAAAGAGCGCGACGAGAACAAAATTGATGGAGGTGTCTGTCTTATCATGGCTACTGGCAGGGCGATACTGCACCACGAAGACAGCATGTTTGAAGGCATGACAAAAGATCAAATCTTAGAAAGCATGGCGTTTTGAAAGGAGAGATATGCCCGAGCTACCTAACAAAAAATACCTGACACCACAGGAAGTGGCCGCATTTTACAATCTTAACGTCAAAACCCTCTATGGCTGGATAGCGGAGGGAAAACTTAATGCGGAACGCATAGGGCCGTCACGAGTATTGAGGATAAGGCGTGAGGTAGCAGAACAATTATCACAACCTGTAGTGGCATAATTACCGTTTACCACAAAATATAGTGTCAATCCTGCCTGATTAGTCTGAGGAGTCCGTGAAATAATCCAGAACTATGTAAGATAATTGCTCCATAGTGAGGGAAACTATGGGGCATCTGGTAAAATATATCAAATCTCTTGTATCGAAGTCATGGAATGCCTTTGATGTGAGAGATTTTTTCGTTTTCGGCGGTCTCGGAATGCTTGGATATGGCCTCTATCTAAAGTGGGGTCAATGGTTGGCATTCATGGTGTGTGGGATTCTGCTTATGATTATTGGCTATCTCATGAGGGGTAGATAATGGGAATAGTCGCACGGATGCCACGGCCAAAAGGGATGAACCCGCAGGAACTTGAAAGAATGATCTTTTCAGTATTCGGCGGCGGGTCCACGGCATCAGGTGTATCGGTAAACAACGAAACGGCAATGAGACAGGCAACCGTCTATTCCTGTGTCAATGTTCTGTCGAGAACTATCGGGACATTGCCTTGTCATCTCATGAAAATCGAGGGGCGAAACCGGGAAAAGGCTATTGATGATGACTTGTATTATCTCCTACATGACCAGCCTAATGAGTGGATGACTGCTCCGGAATTTTGGGGCATGGCGATGAATCACCTTTCATTGCGGGGCAATTTCTTTGCTTTGAAGAACCGGGGATTGTCATTGACTGGACCTGTCCGTGAATTAATCCCGTTGGCCCCTGGGGTTGTACATGAAGTCAAGCAGGATGAGAAATATAGGCTCACATATGTGCTGAAATATCCTGATGGAACTCTGAAAAATGTGCCGCAATCCGAAATCATGCACATCCGTGGGATGACTATTAACGGATTTATGGGAGTCAATCCAATACAATACATTCGAGAGTCAATCGCTTTGGGGTTGGCCTCTGAGGAGTTTGGGGCGCGGTATTTCGGAAGCGGGACACATCCCGGCATGGTTGTAGAGCACCCCGGCAAGCTGTCGCCCGAAGGACACAGCAATCTACAGACAGCACTTGCCGAAACATACAGCGGCCTCGGCAAATCCCACCGCCTCATGCTCCTGCAAGAGGGCATGAAATATCAGAAGGTTGCCATCGACCCGAAAGACTCTCAATTTATCGAACTGAGAAAATACCAAAAGGCGGAAATAGTTGACATCTTCTTCGGGATGCCTCTGACGATCCTATCATCGGAAGACAAAACACCCACCTACGCCAGCGCAGAGCAATTCGGAATCAGCTTCGTTGTCTATGCGCTCATGCCTTGGATGGTGGGGATCGAGAAGGCGATACTGCGCGACCTTATTCCGCAAACCAAGAAAAGAACCCACTATGCAAAGTTTGTCGCCCAGGGGTTACAGCGAGGGAGCTTCAAGGAGCAGATGGACAGCTTTGCAACGGCAATTACGAAAGAGATAATGAATCCTAACGAGTGCCGTGAGCTATTAGAAATGAATCCGTACGATGGCGGTGATATATATGCTCCAAGAACATCAACAACCAAGGATGACAAGGCGGAGGCTCTTTCCTCAAATGAATAACACTACAGAAAAAAGATGCACTAAGTGCGGAGAAACAAAACTACTTGAATATTTTCATGTTGATAATAGGAAAAAAGACGGCCATGTTTCTCGGTGCAAAATGTGCCAATCTAAATACGCCTCAGAACATTATAATGCCAATAAGAGTAAATACAGTAAAATGCGGAAGAACTACTACCAAAACAATAAAGATGAAATCCTCGAAAACCAAAGAAAATATTATCAAAGTAATAAAGAACAAAAAACAGTTACTGTCAAAAATTGGAGAAAGAATAATCCAGAAAAAATAAAAGAGATTATAGAAAGATTTAAACAAAGTCATCCAGATTGCGGCATAAAAGCAACAAAGCGCTGGAGAAAGAATAATCCAGAAAAGGTTAGGGAATTAAAACGAAATCAATACGCAAGATATAAAAAAAATCCGGCATTTAGAATTTCTGGAAGCATTTCAAACGGGATTCGATATTCTCTTGGGAAGGGTGGAAAGTCCCAAAATAAGTGGGAATGTCTTGTAAATTTTACAGCCAAAGAACTTATGTGCCACCTTGAAAAACAGTTTAAAGACGGAATGACATGGGACAATTACGGAAATTATTGGCACATAGATCATATTATTCCTATTGCAGTTTTTAATTTTAAAACTGCAGAAGATATTGACTTTAAAAGATGTTGGGCACTGGAAAACCTGCAACCATTGGAAGCAAAAGAAAATATGAGAAAAAACGCTAAATTTGATGGTGATTTTCAGCCGTCTCTACCCTTGGCAATTTAGGAGGACAAGACAATGAAACTGGCGTACAGGAGTGAAAAGAACGCTGAGGCTGTCGCCCGCTTTTGGGGGAAATCACTCGAAAAGCCCGACTGGTACCGGATTGAAGCGAAAGAAACCGACGAGACGGCGGAGATAATAATCTATGACGTGATCGGATGGCCTTATAACGATGCCTTTGATCTTGTCCGCGCCCTTGGAAGCATCAAGGCAAAGAATATCACCGTCCGCATTAACTCGCCGGGCGGAGATGTTTTTGACGGCGTGGCGATCTTCAACGCGCTCAAAGACCACGAGGCCCATGTCACCACGAAGATTGAAGGTCTGGCAGCGTCGATGGCCTCCGTCGTTGCCCTCGCCGGTGACGAAGTTCAGGCACACAAGAACGCCATGTACATGATTCACGATCCGTGGGTGCTGGCGGCTGGCAACCAGTACGACCTTAGAGAGATAGCCGACATCCTCCAGAAGATCGGCGGGAACATGCTGGATATCTATTACGACAAATCGAATATCGGCAAGCGTGAACTCAAGGCCATGATGAAAGAAGAAACATGGTTCACGGCTCAGGAAGCCAAAGACCGGGGATTGATCGATACCGTTGTTGATGCAGGCGCGGCAAAGGCAAAGTTTGACCTGTCTATTTTCGCAAACGTCCCTGACGAACTGGAAGACTCTGACCGGGAGGGGGCAACACTCAGTAAACAAGAGATAGAGCGTGCCCTGCGTGATGCAGGCGCAAGCCGATCTTTCGCGAAGTCCATAGCTGCGCGACGCAGTAATGGCGACTCCCAGCGCGATGTTGGGAGCGTAAAGGCAGACATTGGCAAGATACTGAAACTACAACAGATAATAGGAGGTAAGTAAAAATGGATATCAATCAAGTAATAGAAGACCTGGGGCGGTCATTCGAGACCTTCAAGGCCGAGAACGACAAACGCCTGAAAGAGATCGAGACGAAGGGCAACGCTGACCCGCTGCTTGTGGAAAAGGTGGAGAAGATTAACGCGGAAATCTCGCAGATTGCGGCGATGAAGAAACAGCTTGAAGCCCTCGAAACCGTGGCCGGACGCGGCGCATTTGGCGGTGGAACATCTGAACTGGATCAGGCGAAGGCTGAATACAAGGCTGGCTTTGAGAAATGGTTCCGCAAAGGAGTTGAAGGCAATCTCGCTCAGTTAGCGGTACAGGCTTCCGCTTCTACACTGGATGATACGGCGGGCGGTTTTACCGTGCCTGAGGAAATGGCAGCGACTATAGATCGGATCGCTGGCGTATCTTCTGCAATGCGGCGGCTTGCCTCCGTGATCACCATCGGGACAGACACTTACAAAAAACTCGTAAACCAGGGCGGGGCTTCCTCCGGGTGGGTAGGCGAGAAGGGTACGCGGTCTGAGACCGATTCTCCGACGCTTAAAGAGATCGCCATCAACACGAAAGAGATTTACGCGATGCCAGCAGCGACGCAGAAACTACTCGATGACTCCAGCGTTGATATAGCTGCATGGCTCGGCAACGAAGTAGCAATTGAATTCGCCGAGGAAGAAGGCGCGGCCTTCATCGAAGGCGACGGTGTGTCTGAGCCGAAAGGACTTGAATCATACGACACGGTGGCAAACGCTTCTTATGCGTGGGGTAAGATCGGCTATATCGCCAGCGGAGCAGCTTCGGCCTTCACCAATGCTGACAAGCTCTTCGACCTTCAGCACGCACTGAAACCGATCTACAGAAACGGGGCATCATTCTTGATGAACGATGCAACCCTGCTCCATATCCGAAAGTTCAAAGACGGTGAGGGTAATTACCTCTGGAGACCGGGCCTGCTGGAAGGCGCGCCTGATACTCTGCTGGGTAAGCCTGTTGAGATCGACGACAACGTGGCAGACATCGGCGCCGGGGCTTATCCGATTTACTTCGCCAATTTCAAACGGGCTTATCTGATCGTTGACCGCTTCGGCATTCGTGTCCTGCGTGACCCCTATTCGAGCAAGCCCTACATTCTCTTCTATACCACGAAGAGAGTGGGGGGCGGGATCGTGATGTACGAAGCGATTAAGGCCCTGAAGATAGCGACCAGCTAAACTTAACCGGGGGCTCCGGCCCCCACTCAATAAGATTTGAAGGAGGCAAAAACCATGAAAGATTCTTATAATCACTTAGTACCGGTTCAGGCCGTAGTGCCGGTTAAAGTTCTGGACGATACCGTTCCCGCTGCGGCAGAAATTGATCTGGCTGATTTCAACTCGGCTTTGATCGTTATCAGTTGTGGCGACAAGGTTGCTGGTGATACCGGGACAATCGATGTGGCTTTAACCCATGCCGACGATGATGGCACCGGTTCATCCGGCGATTATGCCGATGTTACTTCGGCTGATGTCCTTGGCCCGGAAGCGGTAACCAGTGGCGTCATCAAAAGCCTCGCAAGTGGGGCCGTCGCGGCTGCGATTTACAAAGTCGGCTATGTCGGCGGGAAACGATTCATCAAGATCACCGTCACGGAAACTGGTGGCAACGCCACCGGCACGATGATGTCAATCAATGTCATCAAAAGCCATGGGCTCGATGTACCGGCGATAAGCTAAATAAACTGAGTGCCAGGGGGCTTGCCTACCTCTCCAGGCAGCCCCCCCCCTCCCAAAAAATGAAAGGAGGTAATGGAGATGGCAGTAGCAAGAATAGGAAGTTTGGGAAACCGATTTGTCGGTCTTTCAACCGACACAAAACCAACAACGAACACACAAATTGGCGCAACGTATTTGGAGTATGATACCGGGAAGCTCTACACGACCCCGGACGGCGAGAACTGGATACTGAAAAGCGCAGAGGGCGCATTATTCCAGACCACGACAATCGACCTCGAACAGGCGGCGGGAGATTATGACCTCTTTACCGCCGGGCTGTCTGATGTGGAGATCCTACACCTGACAATTATCATTCCTTCTGACCTCACGGCTGAGGCGACCTTAACCTCAATCTCCATCCAGTCAACAGATGACACCCCTGTGGAATTCATAAGCGCAACAGCCGGGGCGGTGGCGAACCTGACCGCGAACAAATATCTCCAATATAATGCCGGGGAAACAGTAGCCGGAGGGAAGAAAATCCAGCTCACCATTGCGGGCGGAGCAACGGCGGCGGCACAGGTCTGCACGGTCTTTAT